TATGTCGTTCTCTATGGAACTGGATTACTTTAGGGGGTCAAAACCTCGTAAGTGTAGGTACAAATCTCAAGTACTACATTGAAAGAGGTGGGGATTATTATGATGTAACTCCTATACGTGAAACGACTGCCGCAGGGGATGTTACCTTTGCAGCAGTAAATGGTTCTTCCACACTTACTATTTCTGATACAGACCACGGGGCAGTAACTAACGATTTTGTGACTTTTTCCGGTGCGGCTTCTTTAGGGGGCAATATTACTGCTGCCGTACTTAATCAGGAATATCAGATACTTCTGGTAGTTAATGCTAATTCTTACACGGTTACAGCCAAAGACACGGCGGGGGTTACGGTAACAGCTAACGCAAGCGATACGGGTAATGGCGGCGCATCGGTAGTAGGTGAGTATCAGATTAATACCGGTAACGCCCTTGGTGTCCCTATTACAGGATGGGGGGCGGGTAGTTGGGGTAGTGGCACATGGGGAACTGGAGGAACTACTACTTCTCCTATCCGGTTATGGAGCCAATCCAATTTTGGGGAAGACTTGGTGTTTGCCTACAGGGGTGGGCCACTTCTTTACTGGGATGCTACAACCGGTACTGCTGTTCGTGGCAATATCGTTAATGTAACTAATTACCCTGCCGCAAGTGACGTACCTACAATCCTTAATTTTGTAGCTATTTCAGATATTTTCCGGTTTGTGTTCGCCTTTGGCTGTAATGAGGAAGGCAGCGCAGATCAGGATACCATGCTTATCCGGTGGTCTGACCAAGAAAGCGTAATTAACTGGACGGGTAGAGACATTAACCAAGCTGGCAGTCTGCGGGTTTCCCACGGCACCGAGATAGTCATGGCAATGCAAGCTCGTCAGGAAATGCTGGTCTGGACTGATACTGCTTTATACGGTATGCAGTATCTCGGTGCGCCTGAAGTGTGGAATGCCCAGTTAATGGGAGATAACATTTCAGTAGCCAGCCCGGATTGTGCGGTTTATGCAGGGGCTACCGCTTACTGGATGGGGCGTGACCGCTTCTATAAATATGAAGGTACGGTAGCTCCTCTGGTTTGCACCATTCGCCGTTACATTTTTGATGATTTCAATACTGAGCAGTATGACCAAGTGGTGTCAGGGAATAATGAAGCTTTTAATGAAATCTGGTGGTTCTACTGTTCTTCTGGCTCTACCACCAATGACAGATATGCTGTTTATAATTATGTGGAAGACCTATGGTACTACGGTAGTTTAGCCCGTACTGCATGGCTTGATTCAGGATTACGTGCTTATCCTATTGCAGCTACCTATACCTACAATCTGGTCAACCATGAAGTGGGGTCAGATGATAAGGAAACTGCAAGTACTACCGCTATAACCGCTTCCATTACTTCCTCGGAATTTGATCTGGAGGATGGCAATAACTTTGTTTTTATAAACAAGCTGTTACCTGATGTAACTTTTACGGGGTCAAGTGCGGTTTCTCCTGCTGCGGTTATGACGTTTTTACCTCTACAGGATTCAGGTAGTGGGTATAACTCCCCTGCTTCAGAAGGGGGAAATGATGCGGCTACTGTAACGCAAACAGCTACGGTGCCTATAGAAGAGTTCACAGGACAGGCTTACGTGCGTCTGAGAGGTCGTCAGATGGCTGTTAAGATGGAATCGACTGCTGTGGGAGTAAAATGGCAATTAGGCTCTCCGCGCTTGGATATGCGTCCAGATGGGCGTAGGGGGTAATTATGGCAGCAGCCCCAGAGCTACGTGTAGCCGCTCCTGCGCTACCACCATCCCCCGTTGAGTACCAGAAGAGCTATGGAGACAAGTTAAACAACATATTAAGGTTATATTTCAATCGGTTAGATACAGCGATAAACAATACTATGGCTACTCAAGTACCCTACAATCTTAAGGTTTCAAAAGGGGAGATAGCAGGAGCTTCTTCCCTGTATAAGTTCGGGTATAACCCGGATATAGATACGGGGGAAGAAACAATATGGACACAGGGAGGGCTATACACTTACCCCGCTGCAGCTGCAGTACGATATGTAAGCAGTTCAGATGTTAATGATACTTCTGCAGGAACAGGAGCAAGAACCGTTGTAGTGGAAGGGCTGGATGATTCTTATGTAGCGGCTTCTGAAACAGTCAGCTTAAATGGGCAGACTCAAGTAGTTACTGTAGGTCAGTTTATCAGGGTTACTCGTATTTATGTTGCGACTGCCGGTTCGGGGGGTACAGGAGCGGGTACTATTTATGTGTCTAACAGCGGGGCAAGCAGTGGGGTGCCTACGGGCGATGTTTTTGCAGCCATTGTTCAGGGAGAGAACCAAAGCCAGATGGGTATATATACCGTACCTGCTGCGCATTCCCTGTACATAGATAATGTTCATTTTACAGCAGCTATTTCAGCAACTACTAATTATGCCACTACCAAGCTAGTGACAAGGGATTTTGGATCGGGGGTATTCAGGACTAGATTTATTAATGTAATGGAGAATAGTCAGTTAACCAATGATTTTGAATACCCCTTAAAGATCAGTGAAAAGACAGATATAGAATGTCGTGCGTTGGCTTCTGTCAGTAACAATAATGTAAGTGCCTCTTTTGAAGGCGCGTTGATACTGGATTGATATGCCTGAAGATTTTGACATAGTAGATTATGTTGTTCGCCGTTCTGCCCCTAAGCAGTTTAGTCCCGGTGGAAATGTTGTTAGTGATTATGAAGATACTATTAATGTTAGCGATGTTTTAAATACGCGAGGGGTACAAGCGGCCAAGCTGGCCCAAGCTCAAGCTAATGCACAAAACGCTCTAAAAAATCAGTGGTACGGGGGATGGCTTCCCGAAGTAGGATACCACACCTCGGTGGGTGATTTGTGGGAGACGCTCGCCCCTGAACCGGGAACGATGGGTAATGCTCAATCGCTCTTTATTATGGAGAATATAATTCAGGAGGCTTTGGAAGGGATGCAAAGCACCACAGCATGGGATTCGGACGAGATAACCGCTTTCCAGAACCGCATTTACGACAATCTCGTGAAAGCAGCGGAAGATGCTCCTGATAACGAACAGTTACAAACTATAGCCACGGATATAAATATGCTGCGTGGTGACAATATCCCCCACTATTATGGTGACCTCTCCAAAATTAAGGACGACCGTTGGGCACACAGCTCGATCTATCTACGCGAGAATCCTAATACTTTTAATGATGATGATTTAACGGAACTTTATGGTCTGTCACTAGAAAAACTTAAGGAGTGGAGAGAGAAAGAGCATTCTACTCAGCCGGGGGGCAACGACCCATATTTTCAGGAGCTGGGAGAGAGAAAGGATTACGTACAGTCAGTTAGAGATACTATAAATTCAAGAGGTTTGGATATGCCAACGGGTACTTTTACTCAAAATGTATCCGCAATTGGTCGTACTGTTGGTGGATGGTTCGATAAAATTTTTGAGTTCTTGGATATTTCGGGGCCGGATTATGCTGTTGGGCAATGGGAAGGGGGCACCCTGATATGGGGAACACCCCAAGGAGATGCGGTATTTTCAAGGATAGGTACAACACCGGAAGGCACTATAGTGGGTATACAAACCGGTATTCCAACTCTTGATCGCATTTTATCCCACGTAGCTGATGTTATGACGGGCAGGGTGGAATTGGGAGAGGTATTTAATGCAGACACTGTAGCGCAACTAGTTCTAGATGCAGTTGGAGATGAACTTGGTTTAGAACCCGGTTTTATGACTGTAGAGGGTCTTGATGAAGCAATCGCTAACATAAAGACTAAGTTAGAGGGAACTAATGAGGATGGAAGCGCANTAACAATGGCGCAGGCGGTAGATAACACTATCTTTGATGAGGATAAGACCACTAATTATGATGGAACCCCAACAGATGCGGAGACTCAGACTAAGGTTCTTAGTACCCCCGGTGGAACCCAGCTAGGGGTTGGCACTACTGCCGCTGGTGTTCTTGTTGCTGCTGCTGCTCGTAGTGGTGATAGTAGTGGAGACGTAATTAGCACAGCTGGAGGACAGGAAGGAGATACTGTTACTACTACTGGTGCTACAGGTGTAGACACTGTTGTTGGTGGTACAGGTACAAGTACTGTTGTTGGTGGTACAGGTGCAGACACTACTGTTGGTGGTACAGGTACAAGTACTGTTGTTGGTGGTACAGGTGCAGACACTACTGTTGGTGGTACAGGTACAAGTACT